TCTTGAAGCTCTTCAGGATGCGGAAGAAAAATATAAAAAGCTAGAAGAAGAATATTCTTATTTGCAGGAGGAGCATGAAGACCTCAAACAGGAATATGCAGATTTCAGAATTAGAAATAATAAATATGTTTCTTCTTTGAAAAGCATCCTTGAAGAAACTATCAGGGAAGACAAGAAAATCAAAAGAGACTGCAAAATCATCATAGTACTATCATTTATTCTTGTAGTGCTTGTGATTGCGCTGTTTGCTCTTTAGGAGAAAGAAAAGGAATGTCTGAATGAGCAAGTATAATTCAAGAAAAACAACAGTTGATGGAATCACATTCGATTCCAAGAAAGAAGCCAGAAGGTATTTAGTACTTAAGAAAATGGAACAGGATGGAGAAATAAAGAATCTTCGTCTTCAGGTTCCTGTTGAATTGGTACCATCTTTTGAAATTGTGGTTGATGGAAAGACAACAGTTAAAGCATTGGCTGAATCTGGATTAATGCTTGGAAAAACAGAAAGCGCATTAAGAGGTTTCTTTAATAGATCAATAAAAGATGGGTCTCTTGAAGGATTCAAATATGCAAAGGGAACAATAGAAAAAATATAGCGTTCGCGTTCGCGTTCGAACATATATAAATATATGTATGAACGCGAACGATAAACACATAGTTGCTGACTGCGTACGTATTAATATATGGGGAATTTGAGATTCCCCCATATATATACGTTACGCGTCATCATAGTGACTATGAATTCTGAAAGAACGAAGGTGAAAAAAATGAGAATAACAATGGAACAACATCTTGAAGCTCTTCAGGATGCGGAAGAAAAATATAAAAAGCTAGAAGAAGAATATGATGATCTTTATGAAGGGCATGACAAGCTATCTTATGAATGGGCAAAGTTAAAGAAAGAAAATAAAGAATTGCGCAAAAAATGCAGTGAACTTCTTGCAGAACTTAACAAAATAAGCAGCGAACCTCTTCTAAGAAAAATGACTATTGCTGAACTGAAGGAAAGGGGATTTTTAAGAAATGAGAGTAAATGAAGTGTTAACAAGAGTTGATGAAGATGAACTCTTTGACATTAGATGTAAAAGTTGGAATTTTTGTATACAAGGAACAAAATGGGAAATCACTCATAGTGACACATTCATGGATAACCATTTTGGAGATATGTTAGTAACTCATATTGAAGTAAATGATTTGCCAAGAGGACACGCAATCATGCTATTGGTTGATTAAGAAGGAGTTTATAAGATGATATTTGTGTTCATTACGTTCATGATCATTCTTTGGATGATTATGATGTCTGGTTAAAGGAGATTGGATATGATGATTTGGATTATAATAATAGCAGCAGTGCTTATTTGGATCTTGATGACTGCATAATTTTTCGGAGGTGTATGAATGACTACAGAAGAAACTAAACAGTATTTGAAAAACTACAAGAACATGATGCATAGAATAGAATATATTGATAACAAGCTAATCAATGTTAAATCAATACCTTATGATGATTCTTCAGTAGGATCATACGCAGAGCCAAAAACAAATAACGATTACATCATGATGAAGGATAAGTATCTTAAAGAAATGAGCAGTATAAGAGCATCAGTTGAAAGCATAGAAGATATGACTCTAAGAGATGTGTTGTTCTATCGATACATAGAATGCTTAGAGATATATGACATTGCTGATATCATGGAGTGTTCTAATACATCTGTATTTGCTTATCTGCGTGATGCGATTAAAGAACTTTCAATTATTCTTGATTAATTCTTATTAAACTGTATTAATCTGCATTAATCAGAAGCGCACAGCACTTAAAAGGGTGCTAGTATGGTATTAGACAGAAATATATATAAGAGGGCCGGACTAAACAGTTTGGTCCTTTTTCACATTAAGAATCATTAAGGAGGTGTATTAGTTGTATGACAGAAAAACAGAGACTGTTTGCAGATGAGTATCTGAAAGATCTAAATGGGACGCGTGCTTATAAAACGATATACACTACTATCAAGAATGATAATGTTGCAGCAGTAAGAGCAAATACACTTCTTAAGCAGAAAGATATTTCTGATTATATAAGCAAAAGGCTTGAAGAAATTCATAATGAGAACACGGCTGACATTCAAGAAGTGATGGAGTATCTTACATCTGTTCTTAGAGGAGAATCAGCCTCAGCGGTATTAATGATGAGTGGCAATGGTATGCAGAAGGTCACTGAGAAGCCTCCGGATGAGAAGGAAAGGCTTAAAGCTGCAGAGCTTCTTGGAAAGAGATTCGGTATGTTCAAAGATAATGTCGATATTACATCTAATGGTAAAACAGTAATCGTGGATGATATAGATGAATAAGGTTAGTTTGAAATCTACCATTGGTCCGGCTTTCTATGAAGTTCATAAGCATGTAAAAAACAATGACTATACGCATTATTGGTTAAAAGGTGGCCGTGGTTCTTTAAAGTCCTCTTTTATAGGTGTTGAGATACCTCTAGGCATTATGAGAGATGCACAGCGAGGTGTTATGAGTAACGCTGTTATCATGAGAAGAGTAAAAGACACTCTCAGAGATTCAGTGTATGAACAGATTAAGTGGGGCATCTATAAGTTAGGTGCTCAAGATGATTGGTTAATACCTGAGTCTAAATTAAAAATGACTTACATGCCGACAGGTCAGCAGATAATATTCAAGGGTGCCGATGAACCTAAAAAAATGAAGTCAACAAAGGTCCATATAGGTTATGTTAAATACGTATGGTATGAAGAATGTGATGAATTCGAAACATACGATAAGATAACCAATATTAATCAGTCTCTTCTTCGTGGTGGGCACGAGTATTGTGTCTTTTATTCCTTCAACCCTCCTGAATCACAAAGAAATTGGTGCAACAGGCAAGTTCTAGTAAAAAGGGATGATACATATGTATCTCATACAACTTACTTACAGGCACCTCCTGAATGGCTTGGAGAGCAGTTCTTAATAGAAGCCAACCACATGAAGGAGACAAAGCCTGATAAGTATAAGCATGACTATTTGGGAGAGGTAACTGGAACAGGTAGCGAGGTTTTCACAAACCTTGATATACGTGAGATAACCGACGAGGAAATACAGGTATTCGATAGATTAAAAAACGGATTGGACTTTGGTTATGCTGGTGACCCATTGGCATATGTCAAAGCAAACTATGACAAGACGCGCAGGCGTCTTTTTATTTTTGGTGAAGTATATGGAACTAGACTATCAAATGCCAAGGCCGTCAAACTTATCAAGGAGATCAACCCACTCAATAAGCTGGTTACTGCCGATTCAGCTGAACCAAGAACCATTAATGAATTCAAGTTATTAGGTCTCAATATCATCGGTGCAAAGAAAGGCGCTGACAGTGTAGACAATGGAATAAAGTTCCTTCAGGACTTGGACAAGATAATTATAGATCCTGTTAGATGCCCCAATGCTGCACGTGAATTCAATGACTATGAAATTGAAATGGATAGAGACGGCAACCTTAGAGGGGACTTCCCCGACAGAAACAACCACACTATAGATGCGGTTAGATATGCTATAGAAAATGAAATCCTTATGAAGAAGGCAAGAGCAGGAAAGAGGAGATTTTAAAAGATGTATTATACTTTCACGATTCCACGAGAAGAATTCGACGAGACAAACATAGACAGAAGCATGATTCTTCGTCTCATTAGTAAGCATTATAGTATTCGTGCTCCTGAGATATTAAAGAATGTTGGCTATTACTTTGGTAAGCATGCCATCATGAACAGGAAAAAGAAGTTCAAGAACCAGCCGAACAATAAGATCATGGTAAACCATGCTAAAGATATATCAGATACAGCAACGGGCTATTTTCTTTCAAACCCTATCACATTCAAGAAGAATACAGAAGACGGCAATATTGACAAGCTGACAGGTGCTTTTGTTGATGCAGAAACAGATGATACAGATTCATGCAATGCTATCAATATGTCACGTGCTGGTGTCGCTTATGAGTATGTTTACTTATGTGAGCATGAAAGCAAACTGATGACCAAGACACTTGACCCATTGTCAACGTTCAAGGTTTTTGATGCCTCAATTGAGCAGCATGAACTATTCAGCGTTTATTATTCGATTGAAAAAGATGATTCTACTGACAGGTTCAATATCATCGCAACAGTAACAACTGAGAACTATGTCACAAGAATCGGAATCACATGCAATGAGGAATTCGAAAAAGGCGAGTTTTCAGAACTAGGTGAGCCTTACCCACATTTCTTAGGTGAGGACCCTATCATTGAGTATAGAAACAACATGGACTGCATTGGAGACTATGAACAGCAGATTTCTCTTATCGATGCATACAATACATTATGCTCTGACAGAATCAACGATAAGGAGCAGTTCATTGACGCAGTGCTTGTTGTCTATGGTGCTCTTTTAGGTGATGACGATGAAGAAGCAACAAAAGCACTCCAGGCTATCCGTAAGAACGGTGTTATGGAACTTCCTAGTGATGCACGCTCTGAATATCTAACTAGAACTTTTGACGAGAATGCGGTGGAAACACTCAAGCGCTCAATAAAGGAAGATATCTATTCACTTTCTCATGTTCCTAATCTGACAGATGAAAACTTTGCTGGCAACAGTTCAGGCATTGCCATTCAATATAAGCTTCTAGCACTTGAGACCCTCACAAAGACAAAAGAGAGATATTACAAGAAAGGACTTAAAAAGCGTATAAGAATGTTCTGTACTTACCTCAATCTAAAGGCGATTGCTGCTGATCAGTCAATGATTGAGCCTGTATTTACAAGAGGATTACCACAGAACCGTCTTGAATTGTCACAAATCATTGCGAACCTTAAAGGTGTTGTTTCAACTAAGACACTTCTTGCATTGCTTGACTTTGTTTCAAACGTCGATGATGAAATGAAAGAAGTCAAAAAAGAACAACAGGAAGCACTTGAAACACAGAAGCAGTTATTTGATACCGAAAATCAGAATACTCCTCCAGAAGAAGAAACAGAGGAGCATGAGAACGATGATAATGATGATGACGAAGACAAGGAATAATAGTGCTCTGTTATGACTAACATCAAAAATATAAAGTACTGGGAGATGCGAGAAGCAAGGAACATGTACAAGGATATGCAGTTAGCTGAGGACTGCGCCAAAGAGTTGAGCGTAATCTATAGCAAGGCTGCAATCTACACTGCCAAACAGATTGAGGGGATATTCAATAGATTCGCTTCAAAACATCATCTGACAAGAGACGAGGCAATTAATCTTCTTTCAGAGGCTGACAGTAAAGATTTCGAAAAACTGCTTGAAGCATACAAGAATAAGACAGGCGCCCAAAAAAGAGAGGTGCTAGCAGAATTGGAAGCCCCAGCATACAAGAACCGTATGAAGAGGCTTGATGATATTGATAAGTCAATAAACAGGCTAATCAATGCGGTTGCATCCAAGGAAAGAGATGCAATAGACAAGACAATGCGAAAGGTCTATGAAAGCAGTTATCACCATGCAGTATATGAAGCTGCAAGAATGAGCGGCCTAGATCTTCAGACAGGACCTATTGATGAAGGCGCTCTTGAAACCATTCTGAAAAAGAAATGGTCAGGACAGAACTATTCCGAAAGAGTATGGGCAAATACTCAGAAGGTAGCCGATGCACTAAAAGAGGAGTTCATGATAGGAGCCCTCACAGGCAAGACAGAGAAGGAAATGACCGACTCAATCAACGAACAGTTCCTTTCAGGTAGAAACAATGCTAGAAGACTTGTCAGAACCGAATCATCATACATTCACAATGAGGCGCACTTCCAGGCTTACAAGGATTACGGCATAGAGGAGTATAGATTTGTTGCAACACTAGACCTTAGAACGTCTCAAATTTGCCGTGAGAGAGACGGAAGTGTATACAGGGTGAATGATAAGAAGATAGGCGTAAACGCTCCTCCAATGCACCCATGGTGCCGTTCTACAACTATTATGAATCTTGATGATGAAACTATGCATAATCTAGAAAGATTTGCAAGGGACCCTGTTACAGGTGAAAGAATGAAAGTTCCAGCGGACGAGACATATAAAGAGTGGTATCAGAGGATGGTTGAAAAACATGGCGCTGAAGCAATCAATAACTCTAGAAGAAATATAATTAATTTTTCTGATGATGAAGAACAGTTCCATAGATATAGACGTGTATTAGGAAATGAATTAATTCCAGATACGCTAGAAAAATTTCAAAAACTAAAGTATAATGAACTTGACCGTTGGGATGATTTGAAAAAGAAATATAGAATTGTAAATCAATATGAAAATCATACTAGACACAGCATGCCTGCACAGAAAATTTTTGATTTAGATGAAAAAGCATTTAGTGTAAAAAGAGAATTATTTTCATCTGATTATAGAACAAGCGGTAATTTTGCAATTATGGAATTAGATGGAGACACTTTTTTTGCACATAGCAGAGCTAATTGCAGTGATGATAAAGCATACAAAAATTTCAAGGGTGATAAATCAAGATTAATTTTGAAACCTGATGAAAAAACTTTTGAAACCAAAGTAATAGGAACCCATGATAGAGAAGTAGACAGTGAATATAAGTTGTTTGAGTTAGCAAATTTACAAATTACCGATAATGATGAACATGAATTATTCATGTTATCTGAAATGCAACTTTGTGAAAGCTGCAAAGGAGTAATGGAACAATTTATGTTAAGACATCCCAATGTAAAGGTTTCAGTGGTTTCTACGAAAGAATCTAGAATGAAGAGAAAGTACAAAGGAATCGATAAAGAAAGAGAGGGATATAGGGATAGATGGAAAAAGAAATAATAAGCTATTTAGATAGAAAAGAAGATGTATATAGCTGGATGAATGCACAAAAACCAGATGTGAATCCTATTTCCTACGGTAGTTCTTACGTTTTTTATGAACTAGGAGATGTGGACGATCTGAGATTGTGTGAGTATTTTATTGCATGTGGATTGTTTGAATTAGAACATCATGACTTAGAAGAACGAATCGAAGAACAAATGACATATTGGATCTATCAATATGAACATTTCGGAAGATTCAAAGATGAAATTCCTGATTGCGAATTACTAGAAAAGGATATAGAGAAGATTAAATCTATGATGACACTAAGATTCGAAGATTTAGAATGTTACGAAGCCGACTAATAGTCGGTTTTTATTTTACCCAATTTCAAGAAAGGAGAATCATATGGCTGGAGGATTGAAACCACATCATCATCAGTACTTTGAGTATGACTGTAAAAGTCATTTTGACAGCCGTAGGCATGTGATTGTCAAGAAGGTGACATATATGTGCATGATATGCGGAAAACTCTCTCACGAGACATATGAGGAGTACTGTCCGCCTCCCAAGGAAAGAAAACCTAAAGCATTGATGAAATACAGAAGCAGACAGAAGAGCGATTGATGTTCTTCTTTTTTTCTGTTTGTCCATAACGTGCATATGACACTAAAAGGTGCATGGATATAACAGTCATACGGACTATAAACGGAGGAATTAAGTTATGGAATACATTAAGAATATGATGCCTTTGAACCTTCAGCTTTTTGCGGAAGAAGGGGAAGAGGGGGAAGAAGATACAGGCGATGAAGGGAATCCCGATAATGCGCAGTCAGGTGAACCTGAAGATGGTAAAGCCAAAGTAACAACCCTTACAGAAGACGATGTGGACAGAATCGTCCAGAAGAGACTTGCCCGTGCAAGAAAGAAGTGGGATAAGGATCATACGGAAGCCGAAAGGCTTCAAAAGATGACAGATGATGAAAAGAAGCAGTATGAGGAAGACAAAAGAAAAGAAGATCTTGACAATAGAGAAGCAGCAATTACTCGTAGAGAACTGACTGCAGTTGCCAAGGAACAGCTTAATGCTGCAGGAGTTCCAGCAGACATGGCTGACTTCATTGACTACACTGATGCTGATTCCGTAAATGAATCTGTCAAGAGACTCTCTAAAGCATTCAAGGGAGCAGTTCAGCAGTCTGTTGATGACCGATTAAAAGGGAAAGCACCTTTAGACAAGGCAAAAAACAATGTATTGACTGCTGAAGAAGAGAATGCAAGAAAAGCATTCGCAAATGCACTTAAATTTTAGAAAAGAGGTATAGAACATGGCAATTAACACATTAGAGTATTCAACTATTTTTCAGACTGAACTAGATAAACAGATGGAGCATCTCACTCTTACATCATGGATGGATGCCAATGCCGGACAGATTAAGTATGACGGTGGTGCAGAGGTAAAAATCCCTAAGATGTCATTAGTGGGCTTAGGTGACTATAACAGAGATGAAGGATATAAACAGGGTGCTGTTACTCTTGAATATGAAACATTCAAGATGACACAGGACCGTGGAAGAAAGTTCCTTCTTGATGCAATGGATGTAAACGAAACTAACTTTGTGGCATCTGCTGGCACTGTCATGGGTGAATTCCAGTGTTTACATGTTGCCCCTGAAGTAGATGCTTACCGTATTTCTAAGGTTGTTTCTGATGTTACAACGAAGAAATCAGCCAATATCCTAACAACTGCATTGACTGAACAGAATATTCTTTCTGAATTAGAAAAGGCAGCGGATACTATCCGTGATAAAGGATATCAGGGCGATATCATCTGTCATATTACATATGACACTTTAAGATTATTAAAGGAGAAGATGGTAAACAGCAACCTTACATCAGGTAAATTAACTATTGGAAATATCACATTAGACATCTATAAGCTTGATGAAATCACATTCATTCCTACACCAAAGAACAGAATGTATTCAGCTATCAAGGTTGATGCTGGAGCAACAAAAGACGCAGGTGGATATACAAAAGGTGAAACTGCTAAGAACGTAAACTTCTTAATGGCGCCAATCAATAGTGTTATCGGTGTTACTAAACAGGACAAGACAAGAGTATTTGACCCTGATACTAACCAGGATGCAAATGCTTGGCAGATTGACTATAGAAGATATCATGACTGCTGGGAAAAGGACAACATGCTTGACCTAATCATTGCTAACGTCTCAGCTGATGCATAATGATCATTGTAAAAAGAATCAACGTTGAAAGGGCCATCCATGAGGATGACCTTCAGCGTTATCTTGACCAGGAATATCGTGTCATTGAAGACAAGAAGAATGATGAAGATACTCCTGTAGAAAACAATGAAGTGACGGACCTCAACGATATGACTGTTGACCAGTTAAAGACTATTGCAAAGGAAAAGGGCGTTAGCGGATATTCTAGTCTTGTTAAAAAGGAATTGGTCGCAGTTCTCACTAAGATGCAGGAGGAGTAATCTATGGATCTAGTTGAGATTGTTGCTGAAAGAACAGGAACGAGTCAGGAGCGTGCAAAAATCTATGTTGAAATGGCAAAACAGCGTGCTCTTGCACATACAAACCGCACTGTATACATCACTGCAATGGATTTCTGTGTGGCTGATCTAGCATGTGCCATGTACTTCAGAGAGGGCATGGTCGGAGAATCATCACATTCAGAAGGTGGCATCACATCTACTTTTCAGTCTTCCACTTATGAAGATATTCTCTCAACTATCAACAACTTAAGACTGATTCGTGCAGGAGGAATCGTTCACGAAAAGAAGCCGGAGGGGAACCAATGAGACTTTCAGCGCTTAAGAACTATCCTGTATATGAGCCTGTCATCGAAAAAGATGGTGAAGGTGTCACTACTGAAAAGTGGATCAAGAGAAAATCAATGCTTCTTGAAGTATGGCCTGCATCCGGTAAATTACAGGCTGAAATGTACGGGGAGAGACTGAACTACATTTTTAATATGATTCTTCCTAAGAATAAGGATGATGATTTCAGACCCACTGAAAAGTGGGGTGTGAATGTCTATAATCAGTCTACTGATGAACCGGATTACAGAATCATCAGCATGAAGGAATATAACAGGCACTATCTCTATGAACTGGAGAAGATTATTAAATGAGTCTCAATGGCGCTAATGAACTGTTTAGAAAGCTTCGTGCTATAGATGCAGTTCTTGAGAATCCTGAACAGGTTCTTGGAAAGGCTGCAGAAACCATAAGAAGTGGGTGCGTTCTTGAGTGTCCTGTTAATGATGGTGAATTAAGAAACAAAGGCATAAAGACAAGAGTTGAAGGTGATAAAGGGTATGTCTATACCACATTGCCATATGCTCAATATGTCGAATTCGGAACAGGCCGAAAAGGTGCAGCAGACCATGCTGGAATATCTCCATACGCGCATCCTTCTTATACCATGGAGCCTTGGTGGATTCCTGAAGATAAGCTATCAGAAAGTGCGATAAAGCATTATCGTTGGGTAGTTATTGAGGTTGATGGCAAGAGATATTACAGGTCGGATGGACAGCCTGCACAGCCATTCATGTACCAGGGAGCAAAGAAGACTGAAAAGAAAGCAGTGAAGGATGCTGGTATATTAATCAGCCAGTTAATTGAAAAGGATTAAAAGCATATGATCAACATTAAAGATAAAGTATATAAGGCTCTGACAGATGAAGGCCTTGAAGTCACTGATATCTATCCTAAGGACTGGGCAAAGCTTCCAGCAGTTCAGTATGTTGAGGAAGATAACAGCGTGGCAGAATGGACGGATGACAAGGAGCAGACATCACATGTCCTTTACAGAATCGAAATCTGGGATACTAAGAGTACATCGGATACAGCCTTGAAAGTTGATAAGGCATTATCAGCAATGGGGCTAAAGAGAGTATCATGCAGAGATATTGATGATGCATCAGGACTTAGACACAAGAAAATGAATTATGAAGCATATTATGATAGTGATTACATCTATCACGGTATGTAACTGATAAGGAGGAATTATATAATGCTAGCAAACGGCGCTAAATTATCTTATGACAAGACAAACAAGGGAACTTCTTTTACTGACCTTCCAGGGTTGAAGAAGATTCCTGACATGGGTATTGAAAAAGAAAAAGTTGAAAACTCTTCACTTGATGATGCAGTTAAGGTCTATGAGTTTGGTATCGGAGACCCTGGAGACCTTGAATATACATTCAAGTATGATAACAGCAAAGCAGCATCTTCATACAGATTAATGAGGGAACTAGAAAAAACAGGGGCTACCGCAATGTTCAAGGAAACATTGAAGGACGGCACTACAACTACATTCTCAGGACAGGTCACTGTTAAAAGAGCGGGCGGTGGTGTCAATGATGCTATTGAATTCACTGTTGCAATCGCATTACAGTCTGAACTCACTATTACTGATCCAACAGAAGTAGCAGCATAGAAAGGAAGATATAGATAAATGGCAGAAAAAGCAAAAAGAAAACCGTTCATTATTTGGAAAATCGGTGAAGAAGAATACAAATTAAAACTGACAACAGGAGAAATCTCTAGACTAGAACAGATGTATGGTGGAAGTCTTATCAACCTTCTTAATACAGAAACAGGCATGACACCATTATGCACTATGCTGGACATCACACATGGTGGTCTTCAGAAATTCAACAGCAACATCGACAGAAGCGATGTGAATGATATGTTTGATAGATACATTGATGAAGGTGGCTCACAGACAGAGTTCCTTAGTGATGTTCTTATTCCATTGTTCCAGGTATCGGGTTTTTTCTCTGGGGCTCTCGAAACGAAAATGGAAAAGGAAATGGCGGAAGCCAAGAAGAATCTCTAGAAGATATCCTGATTACAGATTACATATACAAGGCGGTCTATGATCCAGCGCTTGATGCTGGAGTAGACCCCTTTTCATTTTGGAATTATTCGTTAGATGAGCTATACGATATTATTTCAGCGCATGAAAGAAAGAAAAAAGAAATGGTGCGACAGGAAGCGATATCTCTTCAGATACAGGCCCTTCAGATAAGGGATTGTATTTCTGCTGTCCTTAATGGCAAGGATGATTCATTCACTCCTGCACAATTGTGGGACTTCTATCCTTCACTTTTTGAAGAGGATAGGAAAGAGTTTGAAAAAGAGAAGGAAAGAAAAGAGATTGCAAGCGCTAGATCTTCTCGTATTGCCTTCAGTAGAAGACATAATGAAGCACTAAGAAAAAGAAAGGCGGTGATGCAGAATGACGGTAGAGGAACTGCAGATAGTAATATCTGCACAGACGAAATCAGCGAAATCAGAACTGAACAGCGTGAAGAATGAAGTCACCGGCCTAAAGAATCATGTTGATAAGGTCACAGGATCAATTGGCAATTCATTCAAGAGTATCCGCAATATTGTGGCGGGTCTTGGTATTGCTTCTCGGATTAAATCAACAATATTAGGTAATATTGATGCAGCAATCAAGAGAGTTGATACTCTTAGCAATTATAGCCGTGTGATGTCTAATCTAGGCGTTGGCAGTGTTCAAGCGAATGCATCTGTACAGAAACTAAGCAATAAGCTTATTGGGCTTCCGACAACTCTAGACGATGCATCAGGCGCAGTACAGAGATTCACATCAGTGAACAGTAACATCTCTAGATCAACAGATATGTTCCTTGCACTAAATAATGCTATTCTAGCAGGCGGTGCAAGTTCTGAGATACAGAAATCAGCCTTAGAACAGTTGTCACAGTCATATGCTAAGGGTAAACCTGATATGTTTGAATGGCGTTCAGCGATGACTGCAATGCCTGCACAGATGAAACAGGTTGCTGAGGCCATGGGCTTTGTCAATGCTTCAGCATTAGGCGAGGCATTAAGAAACGGAACTGTATCAATGGACCAGTTCATGAATACTCTCATGCAGTTAAACACTCAGGGCATTAACGGCTATCAGTCATTTGAGGAACAGGCAAGAAATGCGACAGGTGGAATTTCTACATCAATCGCTAATATGAGAACAGCTATTGTTAGATGTATGTCAGATGTAATGAACACAATTGGACAGTCTAATATTGCTGGATTCTTTACCAATATTGCAAAGGCAATTAATTCCTGCGTCCCATATGTTGTTGCATTCACTAAAGTTGTTATGGTCGCCGTTGGGTATCTGACGGCACTGTTTGGCGGCAAGTCAAAGAAGTTGAGTTCTTCTTTTGGTGGAGTGTCAAACAATGCTAAGAAGGCAGCAGGAAACACAGGGGCTCTTGCAAAGAATATGAACGATGCTTCCAATAGTTCGCAGAAGCTTTCTAAAGGCGCAGGTGGAACAGGAAGCGGATTAAAAAAGGCAGCAGGTAATGCTTCTAAACTTAAGAAGGAATTGAACGGAGCTCTTGCTGGATTCGATGCAATCAATAACATCAATTCAAGCAATAGTTCAAGTGATCCATCTTCAGGTGGCTCAGGTGGTTCGGGCGGTGCTGGTGGTTCCGGTGGTGATATCGGCGGATTCAGCATGGATGATAGTGGTGCAAAAGAACAGAAAGGGCTTCTTGAAGAAGTAGACAAGCAGTTAGAAGAAATCAAGAAGAAGGTTGCAGAATTCTTCCAGCCATTAAAGCAGTCATGGGATAAGTTTGGTGCGCCAATGATTGCAGCTGCAGTATATGCATTTAATGGTGTCAAGAATCTTCTTATGGAAATTGGCAAGTCAATGTATACAGTGTGGGAAAACGGCACAGGCGCAAAGACTGTCGAACTGATATTGAAGATATTCACTAACATCTTCAAGATAATTGGCAACATCTCCCAAGGACTGGCCGATGCATGGAATACTTTCGGTCTAGGTGATTTAATCATCCAGCGTTTATGGAATATCTTTAACTCTATATTGAAGATCATCAATGAGATTTTGAAAATAGTTAGAGATATTACTAAAGCGATTAACTGGACTGCTGTATTAGTTGCAGTGTATGGGGTTCTTAGTATCATTGATGGGTTATTCTCTTTCATAGCAGATAATGTAGGTCTTATTCTTAGCATTCTTTCAGCTATTGCTGGATTATCATTGTTTTCTACTCTTGCTGGTATTCTTGGCACTGTTATCACACAGATACAGCTTGCAGTGGGAGTCTTTTCAGGATGGGCATCACTTGCAACTGCATTGAGCGGTGCATTTGGAATTCTTCCACAGATATTCGCATCTATTGTAATGGCTGTGAATCCTGTAAATGTCATCATTGGGGCAGTCATTGCTACAGTGGCAGATCTATGGAAAAAGAGCGAGGACTTTAGAGATGATATAGTAAGCATTCTAGGAAATATTGCTACTATTGTTCAGAAGGTATTTCTAAATATTGTGGCACCTATCATTGATACAGTTGGTAAAATCATCATGGATTTTGTGGAAACTGTTCTCACATCATTGTGGAACGCATGGGAGAATGTATTCCAGAGCATAATGGGGTTGGTAAGTGATTTCTTAAAGTTCGTCACACCAATCTTCAGTACGATTCTTGATATTCTAGGACCTGTATTCGAATTGGCCTTAACACTATTGAGAGGTACCTTCGATATGGTATTTGCTGCAATCAGAGGAATTATTGAACTCGCAGACAAAACAATCTGCGAAAGAGTCAACAATATCAGAGAATTCTTTCGTAATCTAGGTGAATGGATGGAAGGAACTTTTGGTTTCAAATGGAAGAATGTGTTTGAAACGGTTAAGAATGTTGTCAAGGCGTTCAGAGACTTCATGGGTCCTATCATTAATTCATTGGAAGTTGTTTTCTTGGGTCTTACTAGCTTTATCAGTGGTGTATTCTCAAACAACTGGAGAAGAGCGTGGTTTGGTGTCAGACAGATATTTGAGGGTATTGTTTCCGGATTAAGCCACATCTTCAAGGCTCCATTGAATTTCATGATTGATGGAATCAACAAATTCTTAAGTGGTATCGGCAAGATAAAGATTCCTGACTGGGTTCCTGGTGTCGGTGGAAAAGGATTCTCAATTCCTAGGATTCCTAGACTCGCAAAAGGTGGTATCGTAAGTGCATCCACTATTGCCAATATTGGTGAAGCAGGAACAGAAGCAGTAATACCATTACAGAGAAACACACAGGGACTTGATATGATTGCTGAAAAGATTTCAGAAAGATTATCACTTTCTCAGAATGACGGCACAGGCGCTACCTACGTCATTAAATTGGTACTTGATGATGGCAGAGTAATCACTAAGATGGTGATTGACAATATCAAGGACTATGAAGCACGCACAGGCAAGCCTGTATTTGACTATTAGGAGGTGGAATAAATGGCAGATGAAGCGAAAATCAAGATAAACGGAACACTTATTCCGACTCCTTCAGAGATTAGCGTAGAAATCAATGATTTAGATTCGGATAGTGTCAGACCTGTCTCAACAGGCATCTTAAGAAGAAATAGAATACGTTCTAACATGCTTAAGATTACATGTACATATAAGTTGAATACATTTACTGATGTAATGAATATTTTGAAGGTACTCACTCCGGCAGAGTTCACGGCAGAACTCTACATTCCTGATCATGGTATCAGAGGAACCAAGAAGATGTATGCTTCAAATAAGAAGTACAATTATAAGAGAGTGCAGTCTGGTCTAAAGGCAGATTCATTCTCTTTCTCTCTGATTGAGGTGTGATCATATGCTTATAAAATATGGAGAGACAAATGTAACGGACAGACTTCTTGATTATAAGATGTCTGTCTCTTTTGCTGACTGCCGTATGATAGGCAACGTGCCATCAATTGAACTGACAATGAAGTTCGATAACTATGATGGCATTCTTGACAATATCGACATCAGCAAGTACTGGGAAGTCAAGGAGAATGATGCATCTGATACAAGATACTTCAAGGTGTATGATCAGCCGGAGAAGTACACCAAGGAACTCACTCTCAAGATGTACGACAACAATTATTCTCTTGACAAGGCATACGATACTAAACTGTCTTATCCTGTCACTATAAAAGACCAGCTAGACGAGATTGAAAGTCTGACTGGTCTTTCTATTATTCGTGAAGGAATACCGCAGTACGTTCTTGATAAGAGCGTATCATGGTATGATAACACGATTGTGATAAGAAACTATCTTGGGTGGATTGCTGAACTGTTTGCAGCAAATGTCTATGCAGAGGGGATTGATTCTATTAGGTTTGTACCCATTGAAAAGAGCGCCTTTGCTGCTACACAGGATTTAACAGATTATGAGAAGAATGAGGTGTATACACTCACAAGAGTATATGCTGAAAATGGTCTCAACCCTCTTTCTAAGGGTGATGAGACAGGCAATACGCTGTTTATTGATTCAGCAAATCTATATGCAGATGAACAGAGCATTATAGACAGCATCTATGACAGACTTAAAGGATTGACTTTCAACCAGGTGAAGAATGTCACAATGATATCGGTTGATAACCTTCTTCCTGGTGCTCTTGTCAATTATAACAGTAATGAATTCACTTTCTTTGTATCGGATCTTACTGTCAGTTACAAGGGTGGACAGTTCTCTATGTCTACGGTTGACGGCAGTGTTACAACAAAGAACGAAGAAAAGACAGTGAAACGTGTATCTAATACAACACGAATCAGAAAGCTGCAGGTCCAGCAGGACCAGGAATCATTGAAACTGGATATAATCGCAAAGGAACAGGAAGGCATCAATGACAAGATGGCTCAATTAAGCCTGTCTAATGAGAAGATATCGCTAAGGGTTTCGGAGGTTGAAGAGAAAACAGGAGAAGCGCTAAAACAGGCACAGGGTTCAGTTAAGAAGTTTGTGTGTGAGTATGCTAGTTCAACTGATGGGGCTACGTCTCCTCAAAGTGGCTGGTCAGAGACTGCGCCGACTTGGCGTCCTGGAATATATATCTGGCAGAGAACAGCCACGACGATCAACAATACTGTCACATACAGTACTCCTGTATGTATTACGGGTGCTAAAGGTGAGGATTCTATATTGTTATGTATAGAATCATCAAATGGTACGACATTCAAGAACAGTGATGTGGCAACTATATTTACAGTGAGCGTATATGTGGGTGGAGTTGTGATTGATAACTCTTCTAAGTTGAGAGAAACATTCGGAGATGGTGCATATCTGCAGTGGCTCATTAAAAGGCACGGAGAGACAGAATTCAGCAAGATCCCGTTAGATGATTCAAGACTCAATGATAACGGGTTCATGTTTACTATTTCAGCGAAAGACATTAAATTCAAGGCAGTATTCAACTGCGAATTAAACATTTAGGAGGAAAATTATGGCAATTAAAGCGGTCAATCAGATTGACGTTATCGACTTAACCGATGGTTATTCGGTTGTATTAACTAATGACAACTATACATTCTTAGGAACTACTACTTCTGTAAACGGTACACAGACAACTACTACACAGGTAATGGCATTATGTGGTAGCGAACAGGTTCCATGCACAGTAGGAACTATTACATGTCCTACAGGAATCTCAGCAGTGTCTGACGGCAAGTCACCAATGCCAACAATCACAGTTACTGCAACATCTGCATTAACTAAGAGGTACTATTACTATCCCTATCGTTGTTGATGGTGATATCACAATCAACAAGACATTTAGTTACTCAATCGCATTCAAGGGGCAGACAGGTCAGAATGGTACAAGTGTTACCGTAAGTTCGACTTCTGTAACATACCAGGTCGGTGCAAGTGGAACTACTAAGCCAACAGGAGAATGGAGCACTACTGTTCCAAACGTACCGAATGGTCAGTTCCTTTGGACTAAGACAGTAGTCAAGTATTCTGACGGCAAATCAACAGAAGCCTATTCAGTCTCTTACAAGGGTACAAACGGCTCAAATGGTTCAAACGGTACAAGCGTTACTGTAAGTTCAACATCTGTAACATACCAGGCAGGCACAAGCGGCACTACTCCTCCAACAGGAACTTGGAGTACTACAGTGCCTAGCGTGGCAAATGGTCAGTACTTATGGACTAAGACGGTAGTCAACTATTCGGATGGTAAATCTACTGAATCATATTCAGTTTCCTACAAAGGTACAAACGGCACAAATGGGAAGGATGGCTTAGATGCTATCACAATGGCAATCACTTCAAGCGGTGGAACAATCTTCAAGAACACTGCTATCGCTACAACTTTAACTGCTCATGTCTACAAAGGTGGAGTTGAAGTGACTGGCTCTGCGTTATCTGCATTAGGAACCATCAAGTGGTATAAGGACGGCGGAACTACTGCTGTAGCAACAGGTGCGACATACACAATCGGTGCAGGTGATATTACAAACAAGGCAACATTCAGCGCTCAGCTAGAAGGTTAATTATATGGTTAAGGCATCGGCTAGCATGACCCTCGTGAGAGTCAACGATGGCGAGGACGGGCAGGGAATTCGCTCAATCACTCCGGAGTATTACCTATCAGATTCAGCAACGGAAATGCCCGATGCAAACAGTAACGGGTGGAAAAGCGTTCCCGATGACTACATTGACAAGCATTATTACTGGGTTAGGTCGAAAATATTATGGGATGATGGAACATATACAACGACCACCCCAGTGCTTGCGAATGACCTAAAGTCAATCATTGATGATTACGACAACAGAATAAACAACATGAACAGTCAGCTGCAGCAGGCGACTAAGGATGCTTCTTCGTCTATAGAACAGACTAAGGCATCCATCTTACAGACTGTATCAGAGAATTATTACAGTGCCTCTGACGGCGCAAACCTTGCTTCTACTGTATCTACTATTCAGCAGACAACAGAAAGCATTCAGATGGGATTTGTAAAGAAAGAAGACTTTAGTTCTCTTTCTGATACTGTATCAAACAATCAGACTCAGCTGAATACTTATATCAGATTCAATGCAGAAGGCATAGAGATAGGTAAACAGGAATCTGAATTCAAAACCAAACAGACAAACAGCAAGTACTCTATTCTTCAGAACAATGACGAAGTAGCGTACTTTGCTAACAACAGAATGTATAACTCAAACATCGAAGTTTCTAGTTCACTAAGAATCGGAAACTTCGGATTCATTGTTAACCACGATGGATCTTTGACCTTTAAGAAAGTAGGTGGTGACTGATGGCAACATATGCAACATGCAGTGCATCGTTTGGTGGTGGCAATGGTAATGTCACAATGACAATGACACGAACAGGTGTTAATGTTGACGGAAACTATGATTTATGGACTGCTACACTAACTAAATACTATAAGTGGAATATTAACTCAAGCGCTACTAAATACGGCTCTATGTGGGCTAATGGCGTACTGTTATGGTCTGGTGGAGTGACTATCGGAGGTAGTGGAACAAAAACACTTGCTACCATTACGAATATCAAGATTCCTCATGACAGCAACGGTGGGAAGCATTTTGATTTCTCATTCTCACAGGAATTGAAAGTAACTCTTTCGGGCAGTTATGTAGGTAGTGTATCTGCTTCGGGTGGTATCGACTGCGATGTTATTCCGAGAGCGACTAAGCCATACTGTTCTCCAACATCTGTATATTTTGGCAACAGTGTCACAATCAAGACACCTAGAGCGTCATCTGATTTTGGGCACGTAATCACGTACAGCTTTTATGATAAAACTGAACAGATTGCTGATAATCAATGGAATGATGAATTCAGATGGACAGTTCCAACTTCGCTGATTAATAAGATGCCTAATACTTCACAGGCCTATATTTGTTTCAGAGTAGATACATACAGTCGTTCCGGTAAATTCATCGGTAGTAATTACTGCACCTTGGATGTTGTACTTCCATCGGGTTATGGACCAACTGTTACAGGTATCACATATACAAACGAAGATGCTGCAATTGCAAAAAGATTCGGAGCATCAACAATTATACAGGGTGTTTCGAAAGTCAAATGCAATGTATCTACTTCAACGAAGAATGGTGCTACAATCACGTACTACCAAAACGAGATTGACGGACAGAGCATACCTGGCCCTAACAGTTTCTTTACGACACAGCCACTCAAGTCTTCTGGTACAGTTGTTCTTAAATCAACGGTTACAGATTCGAGAGGTCAGAAGGCTACACTGTCTAAAAACATTAGTGTTACAGAGTGGTGGTCACCAGCAGTCAAGAATGTAACTGCACAGCGTTGGAATGTTTCGACTAACAAAGCAGACGATGAAGGTACAGCGGTTAAGATTACTTATTCATTTTCAATTGCACCTGTTGCAAATAAAAATGATAAGTCTGTCATGATTCAGTACAAAAACGGTGAAACGTGGACTACTCTTGCAACTTATACAGATTCATACAGTGGCGAGAACAAGGTATATATATCATCTGCTGGCAAGTTCAATACGGATAATGCCTACTCGTTCAGAGTGCTTGTGAAGGATTACTTCACGACAGACGGTGTTGCATCTTATGCTGCTATTGCTCCTTCATTTAAGCTGCTTGATTTTTCAGCAGATGGCAGAGGGATTGGAGTAGGATGCAAGGCAGAAGGCGGCAAGTTAAAGGTGGATATGCCTCTTGAAGCGCAGTCGTTTAATGGATATGTATTTGATTTCGATACAGAGAATCAAGTAGATACGTGGGTTCCCGTGCTCACGGATAAGAAGATACAGCATAGAGTTATTGGTTGGTCACAGTGGTATTCATGTGGAGTCAATGGGTGCGGCATTACTCTGAGATACAGATATAATGACGGACTGAAACTCGTTGAGTTGAATTGGGATGGAAGTGTGACAGCACCTATCGGAAACAATACGATGGGCTACATGTGGGAAGGGTTCCCACTTGATAAGTCTCCAGGGAAAAATGTGTTCATTCCTGTACAGACACAGAGTTCCGACTTGACTTTAAGATTCTATCCGAAAACTAACGATATAACCGCGAATCATTGGACTTTAACAGCAATGCATGGAACAGTTTCGACCGCTTATATATGTGGCACATTTATTTACTCATATGCTTAAAGGAGAAGGAAAATATGAAATTATATGATACATCATTAAAATACATGGATGCGATTAACGCAATCGGAGGCACTATTGTAGCGGTATTGACTGCTGCTTTAGGCACACATTGGTTTTTATTCGTAGGCTTTTTGACATTAAACATCATTGACTACATCACAGGAATTAGAAAGTCTAGATTAACAGGCAAGGAGAATTCTGCCAAAGGAGTGCGTGGTGTATGGAAAAAGTTGGGGTACTGGCTAATGGTGCTAGTCGCATTTCTTGCATCTGCTATTTTCATTGAGATTGGACAGACAATCAATGTTGATCTAACAATTACTACTTATGTTGGATGGTTTACATTAGCATCTCTCATTATCAATGAATTAAGAAGCATCATTGAGAACTTCGTTGAAGCAGGTGATAATGTACCATCTGTTTTAACTAAAGGCTTAGAAGTAGCAGAAAACGCTATCAGCAAGGAGAATAACAATGGGTAATGACGAATTTCTAAAGATTGCAGTTGAAGAAGTAAGAAGATATACAAAAGAACATCTAGAAGATCCACAGGATTTCGATATCTATGTAGTGTGGGTATGCAAGACACTTCAGAACAATAAGGCATTGCTATCAACTACACTGTTAGACGGAATGTATTTTGAATGTACTTATAACGGAGACAAGAAAGAATTATATTTAGATGCTTACAAGAAAGAAAAGAATGTATGCATTAAAGTGGAGGATTAAACAATGGAATTACAAGACACTGTAGAACTTATGAACAGTTCTGACTATAAGGATAGATTCAAGGCTGAGTACTGGCAGGCAAAAATCAGATATGACAAGTTAGACGATATGACCGTCAAGTACGAAGCACGTACTTTGACATTCATTCCTAGATGTTCGCTTGATCTATTAAAAGAGCAGAAAAAGCATTTAGGAAATTATATTCGCACTCTAAAGATTAGAGCAGAAATTGAAGGAATTGAATTATAAGAAAGAAGGTATAAAGTATGATTATTAATGTACATGGTGGACATTCTCTTAAATGCAGAGGAGCAACAGGATTATTAGACGAAGTCAACGAAGACAGAAAAGTTAAAAACAAAGTAATTGAACTGCTACGTGCTAAAGGACACGTTGTTTACGACTGTACAGATGATGTGGGGAAGAATCAGAATGCCAACTTACGAAATATCGTAAATAAGTGTAACGCTCATACAGTTAACCTTGATGTGTCAATCCACCTAAATTCTAATAGGGGTACTGGTACAGAAGTGTATGTAATCAATGAAAAATCAGCAGCTAAGCCTCACGCTGATAGAATTGCAAATGATATTGCGAACGCATTAGGCATCAGAAATAGAGGTGTAAAGACTAAAAATCTATATGTATTGAGAAAGGTTAAAGCCCCAGCATTATTAGTAGAATGCTGTTTCGTAGACAATCAGAACGACAAGGATCATTGGAATGTTGATAAATGTGCTACTGCAATTGTTGAAGGTATTATCGGAGTAAGAGCACAGGAAACTCATGCCGTACAGTCTTCTAAGGGTGGAAGTGAAATTGTAAAAGTAGGACAGTTACGTTCTAACTACTATGCCGACCACAATATCACAGTGGATGGTTATTTCGGTCCTAACACTAAGAATAACATTATTAGATGTTTTCAGAAGGCAATCAATCTTGACTACGGTAAGAACTTATCAGTAGACGGCATTGTTGGAGAAAAGACATTAGAGGCTCTAGGCAATCACTATGTTAAGAAAGGTGAAAGACAGGAACTTGCAAGAGCAGTTCAGATTGCGTTGTATTGCTACGGCTATGATGCTAAGTGGACAGATGGAATCTTTGGAGACAAGACAAAGGAATGCGTGCAGAACTTTCAGAGAGACCACGGCTTGACTGCTGACGGAGTTGCTGGCAAGAACACAATCAAAAAGATGATGGGTTGCTAA